CCTGCTTTATCTCTGGTTGGTTTCCAAAACCTATCATCGTCGTATGACTTTGTTTCGGCTTTAGTAGACACAGCTTCCGCTGCTTGTACGAGTTTGTCGATTGACGAGCCTCGTGAGCTCTTTAGATTTGCAAATGACATATATTTTCTCCGTATTGCATTGTATTAAGACGTAATTGTCTTTTCTATTTTTATTGCTGAAATATCCACGTTATTCATAATGTATATTATAACACATATGTGTTACTTTGTAAACCCTTTTGTCAATAAATTTAAACATTTATTTCGATTAAAGCTTACGAACGGTTCATATTTTTCGATCAATCTACGAGTATCAGGCCATATAATGGTATCCGATATGTTCTTAGACTCACGATCAATGAACTTAAATATGGCATTAAGAATGACAACAGTCTCTAAACTAATCTCTTCTTGCAGCCATAACTTTACAACAAGAGGATATGCATTGTCGCTTGCTTTAAACAAGTAATCAAATTGCACATTCTCTTCTGTTAATCTATTTATATCAATTGAAAACACACGATGGATGCTTTCTTGAATTCTTTTATGGTCTTTATAATTTTGTTCAGCCTCGCTATCCATCATATCACCAATGTATGTTTCTGTATTGATGAATTGTGAAACGTAGAAATCTTTTAATTCTCCGTTATATTTTTTGGCCAATTTAGCAAAGAAATACTTATCTTTGCGTTTAAAGAAAGAGCTAGGTGTTACGTTAGACTTAAAGTTGTATTTAACTGCATCATAGTTAGACTCGAAGTGTAGCTTTAATGCGTTATACAGCTTGTATGATTCAAATGGATCTGTACTCATATCGGTAGCTTATTGCCCTTTTTGCCTCTGATTAAATTAAGTCTTATTGCTTCAGCTTCCATTTTATCTTTCAGAGAATCGGTCAATAACTTCTTTAAGTTAGTATAGTCCATGCCTCTCTGCTCTATAATAAATGTAGCCGCATCTATATAAGACATATTGCCCTTTGCCACTAATTGTTCTACGGCTGTGGAGAACCGTTTCCTTGTCATAATTTTTTGTTCTAAATCAATCATAATACCCTAAGTAGTATGCAATCGGCATTGATTCTACCATTAGGAACGCTAACCTTTGTAGTTAATGTATCCCAGACTTGTTTGTCGATTTGCTTTATTGTTTTACTTAAGATCAATGGAAGTATATCGTCTGGCTTTCTCAAAGTAGTCACTCTACTTTTCTCGCAAATATTCTTTATGGTAGTACCACTTACCTCAAACCCTTTGGTTGAATTTGTGTTATACTGAGTCAACTTTCTAGTCTTAGTATTGTATACAAATAAAACTTCTTTACCAGGAATCATTACAGGGTTTACCGACATTAGTTTTGCGTCGATATCTTCAACCTTATACTTAAGGTTTTTTACCTGTACATCTGAAGTTTTAGGCTTCTTGACCCTTGGAATTCTTGCTGCTTTATTAGCAGTCTTTAACTTATCTAGATCTTCAAAGACATTTTCCATAGTGGCCATCATCTTCTTAAGATTTGATTTACTAATATGCGAAAAAGCTTCTACTGCTTGATCACATGTATTATCATGAGCATCCTTAACTGGAGCATATTCATTAGCAACTAAATCCCTAAACATGTTTAACGTCGTACCTTTCAAGCCGTAATGCTTAAATAATTTATACGTATCAAAGTTTGGTTTAAAGTCACCTTCCAGCCATCCATCAATGACTTTATCCCAGTCATCCATTATGGTATCAAATATTTTCGCCTTTTGCCTCTGTTGAATAGTAACAACAGGCTTCGTTGGTGTTTGTTCTTTGATTTCTTCTACAGCAACAGTGGCCTTTTCGTACAGTTCTTTAAGCTCTGTATTGTATCTTTCAAACTCTTGTTTATTATACTCAAAGCCTCTATAGTATATCTTAGCGACTTTACCTAAAGATCCAGTGAGTTCCCAGTCTTTGAGCTTTTTAAGGGTTTTGATTTGGTCTTTATCATATTCAAAGACCTCTTCAGCAAATTGTAATACTGTAGGCACGTAGTCCTTTGCGCTATAAAAGTAGTTATACCATTGGGCAGCTTTTGACCATAAGACATGACGTTTCTCGTTTTTTAGAGTTTCGCCCTTTTCAAAGATTGGCTCAGGGCCCATATACTTATCGTCAATGGTTACCCGATTCTTTCTCATACTTGTTCGTACTTTATTTTCTGCCATAATATAATCTAAACCTATACTCTTTCGTAACTCTTGATACCGCTAACATAATTTTCAGCAGCGTCTTCTGCATACTGCTCACTATGACCCTTGTACCATTCAATACCTAATGACTCACCATCGATATACATACGTATACCGTAATATGGATCATCTCCAAATGACCTTAGCACATCGGCTTTACGGTTTGCAAAGCTTTCTGAACCAGTGTACTCACTGAGTACCATATATTTATTTGACATTGCCGTTCTCCCACATTTCCTTTAGCTTAATGTATGACAACACTCGTATTTCTTCTCGAGATAAATCCGGATGTCTCTCTTGCAAATCTTTGCGAACCTGGTATTTTATCTCAGAGTCTTTTAATAAAAGATATGCACCCCCGCAAAGGACTACAAATACTACTAGTGCTACCAATGTTAAAATTGTTGATAATATTTCCATACTACTTTCCTATATGTTCCACATCGTTGTGCGGAATCACTTGATATGCACCTTTGTTGTATGCTGGTGCGACTGTAAAATTCTTGGATTCTTCTGCTTTCCAAGAGGTGTCTTCAGGAACCTCATAACGAGAATTTCCCGTGTGCGATGGATATTTATTGTTAAACTCTTCCATCCTTTGTTCCGCAAAAGTCTTTTCTTTTTTAAGCGGAGTGAATACTTGTTTGGCCTTACGCCTTGGGGCAAGTGCTTTCGTCTTTCTCTTCCGGCCGTGTTGATCGTACCGTATCGAACCTATGTAATTCATACGGTACCAGGAGCCTCAAGTAACAATGAGCTCATTGGTTTTTCTTCTGATACAACAACAAAGGTTCCATCACGGAACTCGCGGGTTACTAAACCAGAGTTGTATGCCTTCTCTACGTATCCATCTTGTCCTAAGATGTATTCAATTTGTCCTGCCCATTGTTCTACAGCCATCTTGCGTCTTTGATATTCCACCGAATCAGTGTATTGGGTCATTGGATACCTCTCCGTCAGTTGGCCAGCCATTTAAAATATCGCCTTCGTACGGTACATTTAGTGTAACATACGGATTTAATAGCTGACTCTTTTTTTGGGCCCAAAGCTTTTTAAACTCAGGATTCTGAGCACGTGCTTGGGCCCTTTCTAATGCAAGCATTCGCCTTCGAATGCGACCACGAATGACTATTCTATTAGTCCCAGTCATTCTTCATCTCGTTGTACACATCCATATACGAAGATCCCGCAATATAGTCTTGGGTCTCCTTTTCGGTGTAATACATGTTCTCTTCTTTAAAACATTCCAGCGAACCTGGAGATTGTCTAGCTGCTTTCTTCATTGAAGCAGTTAGTCTCGGCGCTTTGTACCTAGGCTTAGAATAAACCTTAGTTACAGCGCTTTTAAATTCTTTTTTAGCGCGTGCCTTTTCAGCAGCTGCTTTGATCATTGCTAATCTATCCATAACGTATTCCTTTTAAATAATAGATATATTATAACACAGTATACAGTAAATGTACACAGTTATTTTAAATTTCTTCTACAGTAATCCTGTATTTTTTGCCATTGGTGTCTTCGCACTCGATGGTCTTTGTGGTCGTTTGCATCCAACCTTCTCGATGTAGGTCCATCTTTATATTACCTACACGCGTAATCAATCCGTTAAAACTGGTGCAATCTTCATCCAGTCCAGGTTTGATGATAGTATGCGCGATGTAATCGCAATACGCCATGTGCATCTTACGCGTCCTCCGGACGTAAAGGCGCGCCCTCCTCTTCGTACTCGTTAGCATCAAAGTCCGCTGGATGGTCGAAAGTTTCATCCATAACATAACCCATGGATTCCTCCATATCAGCTTGTTCGGCCGCATTTTGTGGTGGGAACATATTAGCCCAATCCGCCGGCGTAAGACCGGAGATTAAGAACTCCCGCTGGTCTGCGGTTGCTTCAGGCATCGCGTCCTGAATAAGAACACCTTCGTCCTGCCATAAAGCAAACTGGGCTGGAGATGCATTGATCTGCATCATGTTGGTGTTACCAGTGGCCGGGCTTGTTTTTTCACATAAAATCATAATATATTCCTTATCAATTTGTTTTGTTTATAGGTGTATTATACCATGCTTTTAAAGGTTTGTACACCTTTTTTTAGACTATTTTGTTATATAAAGCACTTTTCATATAACTTAATAATGATATTATTTCACCCATACTTTGTTGTATTTCTTGGGAAAGTTCTCACAAGAGAACTCACCATCTTCTTTGTGGTTTACTACGCTAACGCATTCGTTAGTAGTAGTTGACCAATGCACATCTGGTATATCCATAGCCTCTATAAACGCGTTTACCATAAATCCTAGTACTGAACCATATAGTGCAGCAATAAAGAGTGGATGCAGTTTGTCGTTTGGCTTTCGCATTATGCTACCTCTAACATTCCAAGGGGACAGTTCCAAAGTTGACCGTCAATTCTCACAAGAGCTTTTGCTCTGTTGATCTTAGTGACTTCACCGTACTCAACACCATTTTTACTGTTGAGCTTTACTTTAGCACCAACAAAAAGCGAAGACTTAACACCTTGAGCTTTGATAGCTCTTAGCTGTTTTTGTTTAATTTTAATCAATTCAATAACTTCACTCATTTCTTCAAGAGAGCTGATTGAGTCAATTGCATCGATTATCAGTATAGATTTGTTCATAATTTAGATTCCTTATCAATTTTGTATGTATACATTATACTACAGTTTTTAGGGTTTGTACACTCTTTTTTAGACTATTTTGTTATATAAAGCACTTTTTATATAACCTTTTATCCCATAGAGCGCCAGCAATAGTCGTACAGATCTTCTTCTCTTGCGTATGCTTCTTTTTCCCAAGGAGCATTATCGTAACTATAGTTACGAGGTTTTTTACCTTTCCATGATTGATTCCAACCATTTAGCTCACCGCGGAGATACTGCTTTGCATGTACCATCTCGTGAGCTAGAGTTTGCATCATCTGATCATGAGGAATTTTTATACCCTCAGAATTACGGGCTATGTTTATATCAACATAACCTTCTTTTGCATCACCCCAACAGTTTCCCTGGTTATCATCGTCGATAACGGTTTTAAATGTTATGAATATAGCCTTCGACCACATACGACCAATACCTAGCTCTTTACAGAGAGAATCGACGTAAGCGTAGACTTTCTTCTTATCTTTGATCTGGCCTTTCAAAACAATATGTGGCATGAGTGACTCCGCGTTAATATGTGTATATTATACTCCAGTTTCTAGGTATTGTACACAACTATTTTAACTTTTTTTAGACTATTTTGTTATAAGGTTATAACTTTGGTGAATAAATGGTTATAAGCTCTTCTTTACCCTTAACCTTGATTTTGCCTATTTCTTCGCATTTATACTCATCTGGAAGCTGTTCTTGAGTATATGACGAGATGATTGTCTTATAGTCTACATACTCATGTCGTGCGGCAGTTGCCTCGAGACGGGCTGCAAGATTGACTGCATCTCCAATGACTGAGTAATCAAATCTGGATTCAGAGCCCATGTTACCAACAATGCAATCCCCGGTGTTAACGCCAGTACCGACATTAATATCAGGAAGGCCTCTTGATTTATATACTTCTTTAAGTTCATTTGTTTTAGCCTCTATTTCTATTGATGATTTAACCGCCATTTCGGCATGGTTATCACAAGGCAATGGCGCATTCCAGAATGCCATGATACAATCGCCCATGTATTTGTCTATAGTTCCGCCATTGTTTAATATGATCTTGGTCATAGCATCTAAGAATTCATTGACTAATTCTACTAATCCTTCTGGATCATTATTGTTTTTGTAGTGCTCACTAATAGGAGTAAATCCACATATATCCATAAATAAGAATGACATTTCTTTACGGTCTCCACCTAATCTTAACAGCTCAGGATTCTTCTGCAACAAGTATACCTGCTTTGGATCTAAATAAGTCTCAAACTGTTTTTTGATTTGTTGCCTTAGCATGAATTGTTTGTAAAAGTTGCTAAAACTTGATGAAGCAAACACGATTATATATAGTATCATCGAGTAAGTCATATCAAGGAGAATTTGAGATTCGTACCAGAAGTAGAAAGAGGCGCCAACTGAAGCAGCAACAATCCCGAAGAAGACAATCATTGACCAAACAATCGGTAGATAATATACGGCTAAAACAATCACCAGAAACCCAATTACCATTGACAGAATTTCAAGTAGATCAGCCCATAGAGGACGAGATATCGATATTTCATCCATTATTGACTGGATGGACGCAGCCTGAATATGATGAGCTGATTGAAGACCAGCAGGAGTCGGAATCTGTGCCGCTAACCCCTTCGCTGTCAATCCAATTAGAACTGTTTGGCCCTGAAGATCAGGCAGCTTGGTCCCGACCTCTATTTCCATAAATGTATAATTATGGTTAATCCAGAATGATCCATTAGGATCTGTAGTAATTCTGAATGGCCTAATAATTATCTCTTCTATACCCACATCGTTTACCTTTACGGTATAAGATAATCGTTCGTTAGACACTCTAAGAAGTTCTAGTGCAAACGATGGGTATAGTTCCTTATTAATTTGACTTAATAAAGGTATTCTACGCACTAATCCATCAACTTCTGGCATACCATTTATTAATCCAGTACCCCATGCACCTTGTTCTATTTCAGTTATATTTGTAACCAATCCTTTATATCTTATAGCCCAATCCAATGGATCACCTGTACCAAATGTTGCTGAACCTACATACGGTGCTTTAGTGCTTCTGCCTCTTTCATCTGCATCTTGAGCTAATATAATACCATTGTCGTTTACCCAAGAAGCAAACACTTCATCTCCACCAAATCTATCGGCTTCTGGAAACATTAAAGTAAATCCAATTAAGCCTGCATTAGCGTTTCTTAAATCTGATATTAATTGCGCATAGGTTTGACGAGGGAATGGGTATTGTCCTAATAGACCTAAGGATTCTTCTCCTATATTCAACAGAACAATGTCTGATTTCTTTTCCGGAATTGTAGAAATATATTGATCAAACGTGTTGAGTCTTAATTGTTCTACCGGAGTTGGATCTGACACCCTTATGCCTATAAGTAAAAAGGCTAAGATGATTGTAGTCCATATTGATGTTAAGTATTTCATACGTATATATCTATGAATCTTCCCTTGAGTGCAAGAGGGAATCCGTATTTCATTCGTATTTTTCTTCTTAAATTACTCATCACTCTTGTGTTACCGTTGTAGAGCAGCCACCAATCGTCATACAGTCTACACTTAGAGTATACGTTTGATTAGTACCACTCATTTGCTTTAAGATTAGATCTGTTCCGTATAAACCGTCAAGTGTTATGTTTGCATTGTGAGTTGCGCCAGTGCCTTTTTGACGAATGAACACGTCATTATAATCATTGTAAATAGTAAGGCCTACATTCTTTGCACCATTACTTTGTTGTTTTATTTGAACTTTATTATAATCTCCGGCTAGATGTAAATCAAAATCATGGCCATCGGATGCACCCGTTTGGTTTGTTTGTTGAACTGCTAATTCATTGTTGTCGCCGTATAAAGTAATATCTATTTCATGGCCTCCACTTTCATAGTTATCTACCCACCAAGTTAAATCAGTATCAGAATCAAGTGTAGTCCATGCAGCGCCTTGAGCAAGTTTCATTTGATTACCTGTTCCACTTACTTCATCAAAGGTAATTTTATTAGGGAGTCCACCTGTTGATGTGTTAACCTGGACCAAATACATATCTAAACTTGATGCCGTAATATATGAATTCGAGTCTAACATTTCAATATTATTATTATAACCAATTTGATCAACACCCAATTGAAAGTTATCGCCAGATTGCTCTAATGATATTACGTTATCGTCAGCAAAACAAATTGCTGGTAATAATAACATACTTAAAACAAATATTAATTCTTTCATTTAATTCACCTGATTTATATAAATGAAGATATCCTCACCCTCATTTCCTGTAATTATTCCATCCCATGTTGGCGTGTATGCTTCTATTGTAAAATTATTACCAGCACCAATCTTCAAGTTTATAGCTCCATTTAAATTTCTATATAATACTAATGAGCCATCCTGTAGAAACACATTAAACTGTGATTCATCGTTAAATCCTCTTCTTGCGCCCTTAATCGTAAATTCACCTAATGTGTCAAATAGATCAGAGCTATCTATAATATCTAATACATCTACTAAGTAATCAACGTTTAATTCATCAATATCTAATTCGTTAAAATCATCAAGTTCATCCTTTTCTAACTCATCCTTTTCTAACTCATCAAACTCAAGAAAATCTATATCTAATATTCCCTGGTCTTCATTTGCATCATCGGCCATTTCTTCCTTTATCCTCTCCGTTACTGCTGGTGGAGGTGATACAATAAACATGTTATCGATTAATGCAGGTGTAATGCCATTCACTACTATCGACTGTGTTGGTGATGAATCTAATGATGATACCATGGTTGCGGCATAGGCTTCGTTTAATGTAACTACCCCACCTTCATTAGAAACTATTATTTCTCCAGATGGATTACCAGTATCATCTGGTAGTAGTATGATTAGGCTTCTGCCTAATTCATCTACAGTTGTTGTAAAATCTGTTCCCCGTACGGCAATCGAGGCAGTAGGAGTCTTGATATCAATATTGGCTTTATTCACTAATCCCAATCTTCCAGATGCGAATCTTGCCGTTCCCATTGTAAACTTCATACTCATCTTTGAGAGTGAAGGGTCAGGATCATAATATATTTCGTCTATTAGTACTTCAGAATGTTCTTTTAAAGACAGTTGAGCTTTATCTAAAAACTCAATGAGCATTCTTCCGTTACCAGTTTTTGCTTCATCATTTAGTTCTATAGGTATTTGATTAGATACTTTAATTTCTTTACTATTACGCACAATCTGGCTAATGCCAGTCGACTCTACTATATCACCAATGGAATTAGCTTCAACTCCACTGGCGAATAGTATAAAACTAACTATCGTTAGCTGCGTCTTTCTGATTAATTTGTACAGTAGCATTATCTGACGTAATATCCAAATTAATGATCGCGTTAGGAGTTGCACAAGGTGAACCTCCCACACAAGTACCTGAAATCTGATTAATATCAATGTCACCACTATCTCCATTCCACTCTACAGTCAATGATTGAGAACCATCGTTTTGTAATGTGTTGAAGTTATTGCTGTCACCAGTAATATCAAAATTCCAAGTTATATCATCAGATTCAAAATCTAAATCAAATACGTTTGAACTACCTAATAGAATTAAATCAGCATCTAGTCTTTCTGCACTTGATCCAACTTTACCTTGATCTATATCAAATGTATTACTGTCTCCAGTAATAGCAAAGGCGTAATTAGAAGAATCTGAACTTCCAGTATCTCCAATATTCCAATCAACTTCGTTTGAATCTCCAGTTGTTGAGAAAGTCAAAGAAGAAGAATCTAAAACCAAAGGGCCAAATATTAAGTTCTGATTACCAATTTGATCAATATTAAACGTCAAGCTTGAGCCAACAATTGTCATATCTGCCGGACTTGATGAAAAATCATTTAAACCAATCTTGTTACCATAACCTACCTGATCAATAAATAATGTTAATGTGTCACCCGTCTGGTCTATCCTAATTTCATTATCATCAGTAGCCTGCCCGAAAACAAACGGTGTTAATAACAATCCAACGATAGTTATACTTAAAAGTTTATTCATTTTCGTTTTCCTCCTTATTTGCATGTCTTACGTTTTTCCCATCGTGTTGATGTGGATGACGATGACCTGCTGTTATATCCCAGAATTTACGGTCGTGACCCTGGTAGATTAATTCCAGTACGGCCGCTTCAATAGCTGCACGTACTGCATACGTCACACTCTCATTATTACCCACCCCGTCCTCATATTCTATAAGTTGTGTTCCTTGCTCAATGAATTTGAACAAGTCGCCACCACTTCCGTAAGATAATACCGATTTCTTACTCTGGACGTTTAACAATACTTCACCTGTTAATACTGACACTGCTCTCACAGATACAGTAACAACATCTTTACGATACATTTTACTAAAACCTATACCAAGAGTCCGTGCACCACGACCACCTGTTTCGGTGTTAGTGTCATAACCAATAATTCCTCCCTCTATAATCATTCCAGCGAATAAGAGAGGTCCAACTCCTTTTGATTCACCACCTGCGGCTTTAGCCACATCTTGCCGTGTGGATCTTACAATCTGCCTTTCCCTTACAAGATTGTCAATACCTTGTCTTTCTACTACTCTGAACCATGTACCACCACCGGCTGTTTTGAGTGCGTCTATCAATAATTCAGTACCACCCTGAGTAACTGCGGTAGAGAACGATGCTATGTTATCTACTGATTTTCGTTGGCCTGTTAGATCTTTAAATCCATATACTGCAACAACTGGTTTATCCTTTGCTGGAGGTAGATTTAATAGGTCTACATACGCTGGTAATCTAACTGCAGTTGGTTCATCAATACAGATATATTTTCTAGCCATTGCTTTTTGTATACCCATCTGCACATGTCTATTAAAACCTTCGTCATACTTTCCTTCCAAGTCATTGCAATCTTGGTAGTTATCACTCCACTGCGGAACCGACGCGCATCCGCTAAGCAATAGCAATATGGCTAGATACTTAACCACCGTCTGAGTCCTGACTAAAGTTGCCGCTGCCTACTGGTATTTCAATAACTGTGGTAGTTCCATCTGAATCTACAATAGTCATTTTAATAAATTCTGAACCATCATCATTAGTAATAACCTCGTATGTTACAACGTTACCTTCTAACGTAAACGATCCGTATCGTACAGAACCATCATTACTAAACATAGATTCTACTAGCTGTTTAGACATCTGTGCATATATTCTACTTTCCAAGTTTCTTATAAACTTAGCCATAGTAGTATTTGCTTCTTCTCTTTCAGCAGCCTTTCTTGCGGCTACCAATGCATCATGTATTGCCTTTTTACGAGAATGTTCTTGGTTCTCAATCGTTAAATAATGTGCTCCAGTTCCAGATCCACTGAATGATGGATTTTTGAACCCAAATTTAATCTCGTCAGCTTGTACAGCCAAGGGAAATATACACATCGCTAATACGACTTTAAATTTCATCTTCATCTTTAATCTCTTTTAATTTCTTTTGCCTCTCTCTGTATTCTAGGACTACTTTTACCTTTTCTTGTAATCGTATCATATCTTGATCAAGCATTCGGATTTGATCAATAAGTCGTATAAGGCCCATATGCATTTCTTCTAGCTTTGGATCCAATTCTTCATGGATAAACTTCCATATAAAGAAGACGAAATAAGCCATCCCTACAATGGCTACACTCGTAAATCCGTACTGCTCGATTAAAACCGCGGGGTTTAAAGCATCCATATATTAGTCTCTTCTAACGTCTATTTTGCCGTCTTCTACGAAGTTTTCCGACCTTGCTATTCTATCTATAGGTGGGGTTAACTCCAACGCGCTAGAAACTAACATATCTATCTTTATTATTTCATTATTCATCGTTCGAGCTCTATTTTCTAGGCTCTTTGTGAATATATTAAGGGTGTCTATTTGGTCTAAAACGCTTGATAGCATTTGTTTTATAATCGTAAATATAAAAAACCCAGACGCTAATGCGCCTGCAATCGGCAATCCTACATCATTGATTAGACCAAATATTTCTGGCATTAGCTGCTTTTTGCAATACTGACTGCTTTAAGCCCAGCACCACCTTCTAAGGTATCAGCTGGCATCTTAGAAACTAATTCGATTGCTTTACTTGGAATAGTCATAGTTCCAATAACCGTAGATCCAGTTTTCTGAGTCATGACAACATCCGCTGCAGTACTGTTATATACTCTTACCAATGTCGCTTTACCCATATCAGTAGCTGATGCTAAATCGCCCTGACTTCCTAATAATCTGATTTTCATTCTTTTCTCCTGTTATAAACTAATTAAATTCAGTTCTTCTAAACTTTTATGCCAGTCTGAGTATCTAAAAAGGCCTTGCTTTTTATGACACCAATACCAACCTTTACTTTCTTGTTCCTCTTGTGGAATACTAGATTCTACCTTTAAAGGGCCTCTAGCCTTCCCATAAGTCGTTCTGCTCTGTTCGTCACTTGCTTGTACCATCTTGAATCTCTCCCTTCAATAGCCGCTGTCGGCCAATCACCACATTGCAGCGCTGCGTTGTGTTTATTAAATTTACTTAAGCGCGTAAGTCCCATGTTGAACATCATGTTCGCAATGACTTGTTTCACTTCTTGGGGATAACCTTCCCATTCTTCGTGTAATTTTTTACAATCTTCGACTACTGTTTCTACATCCTTGGCAAAACATTCAACGACTCTATCCTCTGCCACTGGAGTACCGACCTCCAGCCCATGTTCTGGGTCTCCTTCAAGTACCAAGTGTCCAATGCCAAATGTAGCATAACCGAGGTGATCATTATAAATTTCATTTACTTGTCCCTCATCTATAATTAATTGTTCTCTTAATTGATCAATATCAATATCTGTGTCTTTATTCCAAAACATGTTATTTTCCTTAGAATATTACCTGTGCTTGCGCGTTTAAGTCAGCTTTAACGTATACGTAGTATGTTGGTGAGCTAGTTTTAGTAAATGTGAATTTAAATATTGGATCAGCTGATACTGTGCAAAA